CCACCAATTTATTATTGCATTATTTACTTGATATGGTAAATTAAGTATATGGGTTAGTATACTGTTAAGGACACAGGCTTCTCTGTAAAAGAAGTTGCATTGCATGGCTAGGATCGTTACTTAGATAACCCACCATTTTTTAAAAGCCTGAGTAGCTCAGTGGTAGAGCAACGGTTTTGTTAGTTTTCAGAAATTCGGACGATTAACGTAAACCGTCGGTCATCGATTCGAATTCGATCTCAGGCTGATTTTGGCCTCATAGTGTAGTGGTTTAACACGTTAGGTTTTCAACCTGAAATGCTGGTTTCAAATACCAGTGGGGCTGTTTTTATATTCTTATCATCGTACAAAGTTTCAAATTTTTTAGTTTTGTATGTTAGTATAACATAATCAAAAATATATTTAAGGTCATTTTTTCTTAAAACCTTTACAGTGTATCCAAAACTTTCTGCTAGTTTGGTTTTTTTTCGAACAGATTCTTCTCTTTCATATCCTTTAGTTTCTATAATTGTTTTTCCATCATCTAATAAAAAATCTGGATAATACTTTAATCCATCCTTTTCTAAAAAACTAGGGAATCTTTTAAATTTAATTTTATGATCTAAACTATAGATAACCCAACATAATTCATAAGTAGAACCGCAATATATTCCTTTATAATAACCATGTTTGCTTCTACCAGAACCTTCTCTATAACCTCCTATATTTTTAGGTATTGGAATGTTTTTAATTCTATGTTCATATAAACAATTATGCGAACATGTTTTTCTTTTTTTGTTTTTGCGTGGAGGTAAAAAATCTTTTCCACACACCATACAAATATTAGGTAATATTGATTTCAAAAGAGAATTTCTAGTTTTTATTTTTTGCTCATCTGAAACTATTCTATTTTTATTATTAAATTTTGCACTACATGAACTCGAACAAAACTTTCTATTTTGCATTTCTTTTGAATGTTTGGATATTTTAAATAAATTATCACACACTGGACAATTTTTATTTATAAATTCTATTGGTCTTGTAAAATTAGTTTGTTTCTTCATAATAATACTTATCTTGAATCATCGATTTAGTGGGGGTTCAAATCCCCTTAGAGATGCCATTTACATTTGATTTTAGTTTAAACTATTTATAATCAATTTTATATTGTTTTAAAAATTTATTACAAACAAGATGTTTGTATTCGATTAAAGAAATTATAATATTTTTTAAAAAAAGTATTGACCATTTGAGGAATCTTTGGTAATATATAAAAACAATAAAGGTTATCTGAACCTTTTAAAAAAATCAGAAAAGATTTTTGAAAATTTTAGGTTAAATAGTTTATATTGCAGAGTGTGAGAAGTGGTATCTCAGGTGGCTCATAATCACCCGCCCTTGTGCCTCGCAGGTTCGATCCCTGCCTCTGCTATAGTAACTTATTATCTCTGAGCCATTTACAAAAAAATTGAAATTCTATTTCTACTTTTTTAACATCAAAACTTCCTAAATCTTTTATCACATAAGGTATAAAATTTAATTTTTTTATTTCTTTTATTTTAATCTTATCTCTGAATCTTTGTCGCGTTAAAGAATGTTTTTTATGGACTTTTTTATAATGCCAAACTCCATTCCAAAGAATAGCAATTTTTAGATCGGGTAAGATAACATCTGCATCCCATCCATTAAACATTTGCTCGTTATGTAAAACATTTGAAAATTTATCTTTACAAAGATCGTAGAAATAAATTTCATTTTTACTTCTTTTTTGTTGAGAAACAACAGACTTTCTTCCTCCTTTAACAGCACCCCTATTCGTGGCTATTTTTTTACAAAAAACACTACAAGTTTTCTTTCTTCTTTGGATATGCTCAAATTCAATTTCACAAACAATACACTTGCTTTTTTTAATTTTTTTCTCTAAATGATGATGTTCTTTTTTTGGAACTTTACATTTATCACATAAAGTATTATTTTTTGAACAATGCCGAGAAACTTCTACACTATCATTACATAAAATACAATTTGATATTTTTTTAATTCCTTTTACACTTTCCCTTCTCTTATTATTAAAAACAGCAGAGCATTTATGATTACAAAAAAATTTAGGATATTCGACTTTATTACTACAAGTTTTACATATTGCATCGTAATTGTATTTTTTTGATATGAAATCATAACTACATCGTTTAGAACAAAAAAGTTCAGTTTGGTTTCTTTTTAATGATACATATAAAAGATGTTTCGTTCTTTTAAAGGATATTTTACAATAATCACATTCACAATCTATAAATTCTTTTGATTTTGATTTTTCATATTGTTCTGTGTTATATTTCATGTAAATACTTATACAGGTTCGATTCTTTTTCTCGCTATTTTTGAAAAATGTTATTGACTATATGATGAACATTTGATAATTTCTTAGAAGATTAGATGAAAGGTTATCCAAACCTTATAAAATTGGAATAAATTTTTGATAGAACAGATATAAGTAAATTTTATATATTCCTCGTTAGAAGAATTGGTAAATTCACGGGACTGTTAATCCCGCGCAGAAATGCATTCTTGGTTCAAGTCCAAGACGAGGAGCATATTACAAAATATAAAAAGGTTCTCGATGATCCGGATAAAAAAATCGAAAATACTTCTTGACCTTTTCAGAAAAAATTGATAAAGTATTTGAAGATTAGTAAAGGTTATCTGAACCTTTTAAAAAAATCAGAAAAGATTTTTGATAGAATAGAATTTAAGCCCCTATGGTGAAATTGGCAAACACATTCGATTTAAGATCGAATGCCTTTTGGCTTCCCGGTTCGAGTCCGGGTAGGGGTAATTTTTATAAGGGCTTGTAATTTAATGGTTAAAATAGGAATCTCATAAATTCTCAATCCGGTTTCGATTACCGGCTGGCCCACCATTTAAAGTCCCTGTGATGTAACGGATAGCATAGAACTCTTCTAAAGTTTTCGTCCAGATTCAAATTCTGGCAGGGACACCATTTTTTTTTTTAATTAACACAAATGCTAACCTACAACAAAAAATACTTTCCAAATTATAAATTCATTCTGGCTCTTTCTGGTGGAGTGGATAGTATCGCAGCTTGTAAATTCTTGACGGAAAAAAGATTCCCCTTTGTTGTTGTTCATGTGAATAACAAATTCATTCCACAAGATGATGAGATCGCAACCAAGGTGGAAAATTTCTGCAAACATATTTCGATTCCTTATAGTATTCTGACAACCAAGGAAAAATATGAGAAAGGTAGCAAGGAAGATTTTTGTAGGAAAGTAAGATATGATTTGCTTCGGAACTTCGCAAGGAAATATGATTACCATTATATTTGCACTGCTCATCATTTGGATGATTGTGTGGAATCATATTTCCTCAATTTCCTCAAAGGAACACCCGAATATATTCCAATTCAATTTTATTGCAAGTATCCAGAAGTTTCCGTATTTCGTCCTTTCCTGTTGAACAAGAAAGTTGACTTCCTTAATTATTTAAAACATCACAATCTCACAAAATATGCAATGGAAGACGAACTAAATTCCGATTTATCGTTGATGCGTAATTGGAGCAGAAGTGTTATACTTCCAATGATCGAAGAAAAATACAAAGGACTTCATAAGGTAGTATTCAAAAAGATGAAAAAACATCTTGACGAGATTGTAAAAGATTGATATATTTTTTCTATAAAAAACAAAAATCCCCTTGACACTTTCAAAAAAAATCTATAATATATCCGCACGACATGAAATCATATAAGAATAGAAAAGAAACCATAATCGAGTTCAGCGGCATTAAATATGGTTTTTATAAAGAAGATTTTCAATTCTTTATTAGGAGATTGGATGGAATGATCCCTGAATCTTCTGAGTTGACTATCTTAGATTACTATTTAAAAACAGAAGGGTGGATGGAAGCATGAAAACATACATGGGTGTTACCGGAGACTTAGATGAAGAATCCTTTTTAATTGAAGCAAATACCTTGGAAGAAGCTAGAGAAAAATTGCTTTCTAATCTTGGATGGTATCTTATCGAAACAGAAGAAGATGAGGATTAAATAAACATATGGAAGAAAACTACATAAAACTAATAAGCAAATACGGAAATCAAAAAGTGGAATTCACAATTGATCCCGACATTGACATGACAGAAATGGTATCGACTTTGGAATGCTTCTTGAAAGCTATTGGATATCAATTCAATACTCTGGAGGAATGGATTAACGAATAGTATGAAACTAAAAGACATTGAAATACCAGATGGGCCAGTACTGGCAATTTTAGGATTTGGTTGCATATATTTTGGAGCCTGTTTGTTGGGGCTGACAATGGTAATCGTCAAAGCAATTGCACTATACTTCTTTAACTATACGATTACAATCGGAGGAATACCATTATGAAAAATAACGAAATGCTTTTCGCTGGATTAGGATTAATCCTAATTGTAATTGGACTTCTACTTATCACTCCATTTCTGTTGATTTGGTCTGTAAATGGATTGTTTAGTTTAACAATTCCTTTTACGTGGACAAATTGGTTTTATGCATTTATCATTATGCTTTTACTTCGGGGTAGTGTTTCTTTTAAATAAAACAAAAATATATAGTAAATATAAATGTGATTTTTAATCGTTTATATAAAACTATTTTACAAGAAAATTCTAGAAGTCAGGAAGAACTTAAACAAGACTTTGATAGGATTAAGGATATTGTTTTATCTCATAAATACCCCAAGAATGAAGAAGAAGCAAGAGAAATGGGATGGGAAATCATAGAATCCTCGAAAGATTTCGCAGCTTCTATAAAGTTAGAAGATTCTCGTTTATTCATAAGATTTTTTCCAAATTCTGTATATATGTCATATGATTCAAGTATTCAAAATTATGTTTTCTATAAAAGCGATACATCTTCTTCAGTAAGTGAATCCGTTATATCTGATCGAAATATTATTTATGAAATAGACTTATACAAAGATACCTACGAAGAACGCTGGTTAGTAAACTATAAAACTATTAAAGAAAATCCTATTCCAATGAGCAAACAAGAAAGGGAAATTGGAGGAAAACAAAAAACAATTCAATCGCAACTTTCAAATAATAGACAACAATATCATAGATATGATAATAATACGGGAAGTGAAAAATATTCTTGGACTAGAAGAATAATACAAGATGAGATGTAAATATATATTATGAGCTATAATAAAATATGTGAAAGTCTTTTAAAAGAAAATTCTGAAGTTAATACAAATGATTCCAAGATGTTTAACCATCTTAAAAACAAAGTATTATCATATTCTTTTCCCAAATCAAAAGAAGAAGCCGAACAAGCAGGATGGAACGTTACTGAAAATAAATATGGAGTAAAATTCCAAGACGAATCAAATCCTGAAAATTATGCGGAAAACACAGATCTCAATGATTATTATTCTTTTAAAAATGGTGAAATAATATATACATATTACAAATCTAAAGAGGATAATAATATTGAAGTAGTTGAAGAGAAACGACCAAATAGAGACGATTTTATTATGGAAGTTGTAACAAATGGCAAAAGTACAGATTCCTATTACTATGCTAATGGAAAATCTATAAATAAAGATAGTACTTTCAAATATACATTACCCACCCGCCCCGGACGCGAAGATTCTTGGAAAAGCTTTGAATTTTAAAATTATTTAATTTTGTAGTTTGTTATATCAAAAGGGAGGCTCTTCTTTGGGTTCTTTTGGTAGTATCATTCTTCTTTTCCAATTATATTTGGAATTCCCCTCATCGTCATATCTACAATACAACACACCACCATTTCTTCCTTTAGATTCCATTAAATGTCTATTTCCACGTTTATCATATAAATAACGATCGCTTCCGAACTCGTCATCTTTATATATTATATTTCCCTTATCATCATATTTCCATTCATGTTTAGTGCCATTGGAATCTCTGTATGATAATTTGTTTCCCTTATCATCATATTCCCAAAATCTTTCCGTGCCTTCTGTATCTTTATGATATATTAAATTAGCGATTTTGTCTTCATCTCCTCCGTTAAATTTTTTAATGTCTTTCTTCCCGCTCGGAAATATTGTAGTATCTGTATTCGTAGTTCTGTCCGTAAAATATTGAGTTCCATCCGGATACTTATAATAAATCGTCCGCCCATCATCATCATATTTAAACTCTTCTTCTGTGCCATTGAAGTGTTTATGATATACTATTTTTCCCTTATCATCGTATTTGATTTTCTCTTCTCGACCCCCGACATATTTCTTATAAACCAACCTACCTTTGGAATCCTCTATTGATATTATTTTACCATTAGAGTCTCGTATTTTTACATGAGTATCATCATATTCATCTTCATTTACATTTTCTTTTAAAAAAATTTTATTATAAAGGGTTTCCAAAAGTATATGGTCTTTTGATCTCATCATATTCAAATATTTAGTAAAAAATAAAACTTTTTTACTACTTTTACGAGTATAACACATAAATAATTATATGACAAAAAAAGATATAGAACTTCTACAAAAACTCTATGAAGAGAATGATCCTCAAGAAAACAAATTTCAACAAATAGAAATTGGATTGGGAAGAGGATGGAATCCTTCAATAAATCATTTGAGCAATCTCCAAAATATGTCAAAAGAAGGTATAGATGAATTAATAAACCATCTAAACATGATAGGAGAAGAAGATGAACAAAATTGGGTTCTAAAAGATAATTTGATTCGACATCTGTTTTCAGCAGTAAAAGAACCAAACATTTAAATGAAACAAAAAATCCGCCGTCAAAAGTCGGTTAGTTCTCAGGAACTAAATAACGCAAAGGTGCAGAAATCCTCGGAAGATAATTCTCCATATGTCTTTCAAAAAGAAAAGATAAATTTTGAATTGCAAATAAAAGAATTGCCTTGGACAGATAAACAAAAGGAAATAATAAATATATTTCTAGATAAGAAAACAAAAGTTCTTTTATTAAAAGGCCCAGCAGGAACCAGTAAAGCACAACCTCTCGATTCTAAAATTTTAACTCCTAATGGTTGGACAACTATGGGAAATTTAAAAGAAAACGATGAAGTCATATCAGTAGACGGAACACCAACAAAAATTATATCAATACATCCACAAGGCGAAAAAGATGTTTTCAAAATAACATTTTCGGATGGGTCTTTTACCGAATGCTGTGATGATCATTTATGGTCTGTAAAAACAGAAACCCATAGAAATTATAGAATAAAAAAGAATGGTAAAAAAATAAAAGCAAATCACGATGGAATCGTTTTACCTCTAAAAGAAATAAAAAATAACTTAATAGGTAGAGGAGGTAGAAAAAATTATAGCATACCTATAGTAAACCCAGTATCTTTCAAAAAACAAGATTTTTTAATTCACCCATATTTAATGGGAGTTCTTTTAGGTGATGGCGGATTAAGAACATCAGTTATGATATCATCTGGTGATGATGAAATAATTAATAAAATAAAAAATATTTTACCAAAAAAACATAGTATAAAACACGTTGATAAATATGATTATAGAATAATCGGAGAATCTAATACAAATTTAATTTTAAATAAAATTAAAGATTATGATTTATTTGGAAAATATTCTGATGAAAAATTTATACCAAAAGAATATTTATATTCAGATATAGAGTCTAGAATAGAATTATTGAGGGGGTTGATGGATACAGATGGTCATGTGTCCAATAAAGGATATTCATGTGTATTCACAACAACTTCGGAATTATTAAAAAATAATTTTATTGAACTCGTAAATTCTCTTGGCGGTACAGTCAAAACATCAAAACATAAAAATTATTTTACATATAAAAATGAAGAAAAACAGGGACTAGATTCTTATTGTTGTCATATCTCGTTACCAAATGATATAAATCCATTTTTTATAAAAAGAAAAAATAGTTTAGTTAAACCAAAAACAAAATATAAACCAATACGATATATAACAAATGTAGAATTAATCGGAAAAAAAGAATGTCAATGTATATTAATAGATCATCCAAAACATTTATATATTACTGATAATTATATCGTAACACATAATACAATTTTGTCAATGTATTGTGGTTTAACACTTTTAAACAAAAAAAGAGTTTCAGATTTGGTTTTGGTTAGATCCGCAGTAGAATCTTCCGATTCAAAATTAGGATTCCTTCCGGGGGATATAATGGAAAAATTCAATGTGTATCTAACACCGTTCCATGACAAGTTCTCTGAGCTATTAAGCAAACCAACTATTGATAAACTTCAAAAGGATAATAGATTAACAATTTGTCCCATTAACTTTGCAAGAGGTCTGCACTTCTCTGCAAAGTTTATCTGTGCAGATGAAATACAGAACTTCTCAACAAGAGAAATACAGACAATTATGAGTAGAATCGGAGAATTCTCAAAAGTATTTCTATGTGGAGATCCAGAACAAAGTGATCTTCCTCATGGAAAGTCTGGTTTCTCTAAAGTCTATGATTTATTCAATACCGAAGAATCAAAAGAGAATGGTATATTCTGTATGGAATTAACAGAAGAAGATATCGTAAGATCGGAACTTTGTAGATTTATAACCCATAAGTTCAAAGAATTAAATACTCCAGAGCATAAGGATACATGGAAACCGGGAAGTAAATAAATTTATACGGAAGTGTCTGATAGTATTCTTTTATTCCAAACATATAAATTTTTTCCAGAAGTTCTAATATTTTGTTCTTTATCGTCGTTTTTTGTTTTTGAAAATGCTACTCGACTCTTTCCATTGAAATATTCAAAATTGGTTATTCCCTTTTCATCTTCAATACCTTTAAGAGCACCGCCTTCAAAGTAATGGGCGATACGTTCTTTACCATCAGGAGTTATAGTTGTAATTGTTTTTACGGGTCTAATATAAGAATCATTGGTATAATATTCTCGAAACTCTTCCGTTCCATCGGGTGCTTTACTATATATTAAGCTTCCGTGTTTATATTTTTCAACTGCTTCTGTTCCATCTGGAAATCGAATTGTTTTATTCTTTGCTCCATCATCCTTGTATTCATAAAACTCTTCGCGTTCTCTTTTCGATTCGTTTTCCCCTGTAACTTTATAATATACTATTTTTCCCTTATCATCGTATTTAGTTATTTCTTCACTTCCATTGGGATGTTTATGGTATATTATTTTACCATATTCATTAAATTTCATTACTTCTTCTCCTTTTGTGGATCTTTGTGATGATTTATATATAAGAGTTCTGTTTTTATTCCAAATGTATTTATTAAATTGATCATATCGGACTTTATCTCCATTGTCCGGATATTCATAATAAGTATCATATCCATCAAATGTTATTCTTCCTTCGGAATCATATAGTTTTTTCCCAATAACATTTCCCTTAAAAAAATCATTTTCTTCCATTTCTTTTAAAATAATGTTAGAATAGAGATTTTCTAGAAGTATTTGATCTTTTGTTTTCATTTTATAATATATTTATAACTAAAAAGCATCTCCGGATGTCCAAAGAATTTTATAATCATCCTCTTCATTGTCAAAAATAACTCGATTCATATTATTTTCTATGCCCAAATCTTTTAATTCTTTCATTTGCTTTTGGTTAGGAAGAGTTTTATTATTGTGACAAAACAAATCTGCCCCAATATAAGTAAGGCGCAACCATTGTTTATCAAAAAGCATCTCATATGCATTTCCTGCAAACATGATTTTATCTACAGGAACCCCATACTTTTGATTTAATATTCTTTTTGCTGCTTGAAAATGACCTTCTCCGTATTTGTTTGTAATAACTCGACCACTGGAATCCATCCATGCATAGAGACTGTTTTCTTCTAATATGGTAGTATATAAATTCTCCAGTAATATTTGATCGTTGTTTCTCATTTAACCTTATCACCTTTTTTCCAAGATATTCTCTTTGATCCTTTTTTATGTCTCTTTCTGGAATTACATGCAGACTTTGTTGGTCTGCAAGCAGGATATCCTTTTCTTTTTTCACCTTTTTGTCTGCCACACGGCTTTCCAGTCTTACAGTCTATCCAACCCTTACCTTTATTTCTTGAAAACCAACCATGCAATCCTTCTTTCTTTTCTTTGTCGAAACCTTCCATCAACATTTTAAATGTTTCATTAAATGTTTTCATTTTTTCTTTTTCCAAATTTTTCCCTGTCTACATTTTACGACAGCACCACTTTTATATGCACTTGTCTTCTTGCCATAAACAGAATCCGCTTTTTTCAAACAACGATCTCTTTTTTCCTTTTTTTCTACCAATTCAAAATATTCTTTAAAAGACGGAATATAAGAATCTTTCAATTGTCCCTTATAAGAAGAAGGTTCCAGTAATATTTTATCTTTTGTTTTCATTTCTTCTTTTTCTTTTTTGCTACACAATTAGGAACCATCTTCTGTCCCTTTTTCTTCATACCAACTTGTTTATAGTTTTTCCAACAAGCTTCTAAAAAATATTGTTTAAATGTTTTCATTGTTATTTTTTTCCTTTTCCGCGCATATGATATATTTATAAAAAACCTTATAAAACTGCTAAGTATTTTTTATAATTAGATTATTATAATCATGGGCATGACAATATACGCACAAAAACTTTCCAACCCATTAGAAGAATGGACACTTGATGTAGAATCATCTGATATTATAGAAGGTGTGAAACAAAAGATTCAAGATAGCGAACTCCCTGCTAATTACGATCCTAATAAAATTAAACTATTCTTTAATGGAGAAGAATTACAGAACAATAATACCCTTTCAGATTATAATATACAAAAAAATTCCCACCTAACCTCATCTTATCAATACCGAGCGGTTAGAACTGTTATATATATGTAAACAGTATTCCCTTGTATTCTTCATATAAGATATAAGAAGTATTGGGGAAAGATTTAAATTCTTTATCATATTAAAAGATTTTATCATATTAAAAGATTTTATCATATTAAAAGATTTTATTATATTTCTAGTTATCTAGAAGATTATAAATGATTTTTATAATTTATAAATGATTTTTTTATTTTATTACACTCAGTTTTTTTTAAAAATTTTACAAAAAATTTTATAAAATTTTCATAAAAATGTCAAGAAAAATCTGCATATTGCATAATGTCTTAATAATCATGAATTTATATAACATCGTGTAAAAATAGAACATGGTGTAGCATTACCGCAAGATTTCCCCTTCTATCATATATATTAAATATTTCCCCTAGGGGGAAAATATAAAATACTGTTTAATATTTCCTATTGTCTGATTTTATACAACATCGTGTAAAAATAGAACATGGTGTAGCATTACCGCAAGGTTTGCAATAATACAAAATCATTTCTTCCATTTAAAAGGGGATTCAATAATTTCCCTCTAGGGGAAAATTGAAGAAGTTTGTTTATATTTGAAAATATTTTAGGAATATTATCTAATACTTTGGGAATATTATCTAATACTTTGGGAATCCTTTATTATATACCCTCCTGTTTAATCCTATACGCCCCGTGCGAGCATTTTTATTCCTATATTGGGTATATTCCCTATTATACCCCCTTGGGGGTAAATTTTGGGAATTATTCCCTATATATGATATATTGGGTATAAAAATCCTCTAGGAGAAAATTTGCAGAATTACCAGTAATAGGGGAGGGGAGTAATATTTTCCTCTAGGGGGATATTATTGAAATTTGTAAGATATCGAATTACTGGTAATAATATTTTCAGAAATTTTTGAAATCATTGAAAAGACTATATTATGCCCTCCCCTACCCTTGGTAAAGACGTTTTTTTCAAAAAATGAAGTCCCCTCCCCCTTCAATTTTTTTTGAAAAATTTTGATTTTTGTAAGATACTCAAATTTTTTTATGATCTTACAAAAATCAAAAAATTTGGGCGGGATTTTTTTCATTTTTGTAAGATACCAATTTTTTTTTATGATCTTACAAAAATGGAATGATCTTGAAAAATTTTTGAAAATAGTTCTCGACTTTACCAGAAATAAATCGTATGGTGGGTGTCCAATGAAAATTCAATCCACTACACATACCATCGAACAAATCGGAAACATCTCTGAGGAATCCCAATTTCGGATGAAAGCATCCCGAAAAGCATTCCAGATTCTTTCTGATTTGTATAGTGACAAGCCTCTTGCAATCGTTCGGGAACTTGGAGCAAATGCTCGTGATGCGATGACTGCTGCTGGAAAGGGGAATCAACCCTTCCATGTTAAAGTCCCTAATATCGTCGAACCTTGGATCATTATCGAAGACAAAGGAACTGGCATTTCCCATGAGGATATTTACAATGTCTATGCCACATACTTTGAATCTACAAAGTCTGAATCCAATGATTTCGTTGGATGCCTTGGACTTGGAAGCAAAAGCCCCTTTTGCTATACGGATAATTTTTTGGTTACTTCCGTTCACAATGGAGTCAAACGCATTTACAATGCCTTCTTCAATTCCAATCAAACTCCTGCCATCTCTCTTCTATCGGCTGAAAACACTGATCAAGACAATGGAGTTGCCATTCAAATTCCTGTGAATAAGAATGATATTGGAAATTTTTTGCAAGCTATCAAGAAAGCATTCCGTTTCTATTCTATTAAGCCCACTATTACTGGGGGTCAAATTGATTGGAATAAGCATGATCTACTCTTCTCTGGAACTGGTTGGGAATCATATAATGGTTTGGAATATGGTCAATCCTTTGCAATCATGGGAGGGGTTTCCTATCCCATTGATCACTATAAGATTGATCATAAGAATCAATCATTCATTGCCAAAGCAGGAATTGTCATGTATTTTGAAATTGGAGAACTTGATGTTGCTCCTTCGCGTGAAGCACTTTCCTACGATCATTCCACTATTGATGCCCTTAATAAGAAAGTAGAATTTATCATAAAAGACTTCGGGGAAAAGTTTTCTGAAAACATTTCCAATTCAAAGAATCTTTTGGAAGCTCTGAAAGCGGGTTATAGTATTCGTAAAAAGTTTTCTCATCTGAACCTTCCCGCCTTTGATAATATGAAATGGAAGGGAATTGATATTTCCAATCCTTCCCATGTGATTCATACCATTTCCAAGGGAGGGGAAGTTCTTACACATTCCTACGCAAAGTTTGGTCGTTCCAAGTATCGTCAATCTGCTACCATTGCCCTTGATTCCAAGTGGTATGTGAATGATCTGGAGAAGGGATGTATGGTTCGGCTTAAAAACCATTTGAAAGAAAACATGGATGATGTTATTACTCTCTTCTCTAAAGAGGCTTATGATGCTTTGGTGAACAATACAGACTCGAATATGACATTCGATTCCTCTTTGTTCTCAAAGACTTCTGAACTTGCAAAACCTGTTAAGATTCAAATGCCTTCTGTTCGTGGAAAGAATAAAGTAGTGGCAGGATTCAATGTCTATCAACAAGGACAATCATACAGAACCTCTTGGGATGGAAAACCCTTTGATCCTTCTAATCCTCCGAAATTCTATGTGGTAAAGAATAATGATAGTTGGAACTTCAATATCAAACTTCCCGATCTGATTGCATTCCAAGATAAAAGCGATTTGAAATCTCTTTGCTCCGTCTTGAAGATTTCTTTTGATGATGTTGTAATGGTTGCTTCTCAGAATGTTAAGAAGATTGCCCCATTCTCTCAATCATTGGAAGATTATGCAAAGGCTAATGTTAAAATCAGAATCACCCCGGAGGATGTTTCTACGGATTCTCATTGGTCTTGTCAAATTGCGGAGTTTTCCGAGCATACAGAATTTTCCAAACTCGATCAAGAATCCGATCTGGTCAAAACAATTAAGAAGATTGCGGCAATTCAGAATAAAATGAATTGCCCTGCCAATCAAAGCATGAAGCGATTCGTTTCCTATAACAGAGAATCCTATGTTCAAGCTAAAGAAAAGAAGAATCAGATTATTCTTAAATTGTTGAACGAAAGATACTCCAATCTTTCTCTCGATGAGGTTATGATCCTTGCAAAAGAAATTTGAAAATAGTTCTCGACTTTACCAGAAATAAATTATACATTATAGCTCTTATGAACACTACTACAGCAGTCACCATCACAGGAAGCGGAAAAGTCGTTGCAGTCATTGACGGCAAACCTTATTCGGTTACTTCCGATCACCCAAACTACTCACTCATTATTGAGTCTATCAAGTCGAAAGAGTGGGATGTCTTCATCGACCTTGTTGATATTTCCAGCAAGGTTAAACAATATGTCCAGAACTCTGGGGAAGTCTCCATTGACGATGGACAGGTCTTCTATCAAGGAGAAGTTGTCCACAATACTCTGGCGACCCGAATCGTCTCCTTCATGGAAGAGGGACTTCCCTTTGAGCCATTGATTGCATTCCTGCAAAACATCATGCAGAATCCTTCCAAGTCTGCCATTGATGAACTCTATGACTTTTTGGAAGTGGGAGAGCTTCCCATTACTGAAGATGGTCATTTCCTCGCATACAAGAATGTTCGGGAGAATTACATGGACATTCACTCTGGAACATTCCGCAATCAGATTGGGGATGTTTGCTCCATGCCTCGAAACAAAGTCTGTGATGATCGGGAACTCACTTGTTCATCTGGTCTGCACTTCTGTTCTATTGCATACCTTCCACACTTTGCCGATTGTAATGGTCATACCATGATCGTTAAGATCAATCCTGCTGATGTTGTTTCTATTCCAAAGGATTACAACAACACCAAAGGTCGTTGCGCTCGCTATGAAGTTGTAGCAGAATACAAGGAGGACTGGCGTTCCAAGATCGAACAGGGAGACAATGGTTTCGACTTCCCCCTCTATTCCTCCGATGGGGGAGAGTTTGGGGTCAAGCCAAATGGTGATCGGTTTTACAATGTCCGTGGATCGAATGGAAAGTTTGTGAAGAAGGTTTAGTAGTGGTGGTGGATAAGGGGAATCTGGGAGGATTCTCCGTCATGGGGAAAACCCACACTCTGAAAGGAGTGTGGGTTTTTTCGTTTGGAATTATTTTCCTATAGGCAAAAATTGCCTACCTTCTTGTATCCCAAAATTGTAAGATATAGAAAAAATTAAATGATCTTACAATTTTAAGAGGGCGAATTTCTCGGTCTGGAAACTTCTGTAAAAAACTTCTCGACTTTACCAGAAATAAAGAATAGAGTTGATAGTGATGGAATCTGACATGATAAGAATCAGCAATGGACTTCCTCCATCATCCAACCCGATTGTTTATTACAAAGCAGATAAATCTTTGAGTGAGCAAATGGAAAGTCTCTGTAATGCTATGAAGGCATTTCAAGTATTGTCAGAGATGGAGGAAATAGAAGACGAAGAACCTAAAAAAAATCTTAAATCAATATCTATGAAAACAGCAGTATTAATAGTAGTGGGAGTCCACCTGTTAGCAGTAGCAGGTTTGGCATTCTCTTCAAGCGAAACCAAACGAAAGAAGGAAAATGATAAAGATTTCCTCACTAAGCCAATTCCAGAATATGTAGGAGTTGACGATACAACTAAGGATTGGCCACGACCGAAACATTATGTCGTTAAATCCACCGACACCTTTTATGGCATTGTAAAACAATATAAAATAAAGGATGTCAAAAAGTTCCAAGAGATCAACAAGATCAAAGACATCAATGTCATTGTTGATGGAAAAAAACTCATTATCCCATGACTCTTCAAGAAATTCGAATTCGTAAAAAAGAGAGTAAGAAGGCTTTACGATATTTCTGGATGATAGTAGCATTTGGAAATATTATATTCCTTGCGATGCTTGCGATTGTTTCTTACAATCTTTAAAATAATTCTTGACTTTACCAGAAATTCTGTATAGAGTTTTCCTTCCATGATAAATCCAAATCAAATCACAAACTACAATCGCACCGAATCAGAACTGGAAGAGTTCCTAATGTTTGCCATCCTCGTAGCAGGAAAGACGGCAAAGCAACAGGCAAAGAAATTAGAAGAGTTTCTTTCAGCAAAGAATACTCTTGGACTTCCAGAAGATACGACTCCCTTGGAGTTTCTTGAATATCTAATTCGTGGGAATATGCTTTCGTCTCTTATGATGAAGCATAAGATTGGACAATATAAAAGACTTACCTTTGCTTTCATTGGTATTCTCAAGTTCAAGGGGAATCTCAAGAATGTTTCTGTGAAGGAATTGGAATCTGTTCGTGGGATTGGATCAAAGACTGCGCGATTCTTTGTTCTTCATTCCCGACCCAATCAGAAAATAGCAGTATTGGATACTCACATTCTCAAGTATATGTATGCTCAAGGATATGATGTTCCAAAAGCAACACCACCAAAACACCGATATGGTATTATCGAACAACAATTTCTGCAAATTGCAGAAGATCAAAAAATGTCAGTAGCAGATTTAGACTTAACCATTTGGAAACAATACGCAAACAACTAATATGAAAATTCTTGTCGCCTGTGAAGAAAGTCAAGTTGTCACTAAAGAGTTCCGTGCTTTGGGGCATGAAGCATATTCCTGTGATATTTTGGATTGTAGTGGGGGTCATCCTGAATGGCACATTCAAGGAGATGTTTTAAATGAATTGAAAAAGGATTGGGATATGGTTCTGGCATTCCCTCCTTGCACCCATCTGGCAGTAAGTGGAGCGGCACATTTTGCGGCTAAACGAGCAGATGGTAGGCAACAGCAAGGTATTGATTTCTTTCTGGAGTTCACCAAACTTGATCATGTTCCCAAAGTATTGATTGAAAATCCAATTGGAATTATGTCCAAGATTTATCGCAAGCCCGACCAAATCATTCAACCATATCAATTCGGAGAAGATGCCAGCAAAAGCACCTGCCTGTGGCTGAAGGGTCTTCCTGTTTTGATTGAAACTTGTCGAGTAGTTGGAAGAATGGTTACGACTCCTTCTGGAAAAGTTGTGGAGCGTTGGTCGAATCAATGCTCAAACTATGGTCACGACAAGACTGCACCATCCCCAGATCGTAGCAGAATCAGAAGCAAGACCTATTTGGGAATTGCAAAAGCTATTGCAAATCAATACGGAAAATAAAAAGTTTCACTTTCCGAAAAATAATTCTGGACTTTACCAGAAATTTCTGAAAGAATGTTTCCTCAATCAAATCACCACTAAACATCAACCATAATAAATCAAATGAAATTTTACGGAGACAAAGGACACAACCCTAAAGTTGTAGAAAAATTCAATCGAATTGCAAAAAGATTCGATGTAACCGAACTTCCAGACCTTTTAGAGTCTTGGATGGACGAAACCGATATGCACGATTTCGCAACTCATCTGGAAAATAGATACTATGCTAATTTCAATGAGTATGTGATTGAATACAACATTCGTTCTCTCTGTGGAACGAAAGCATATTCAGCAGTCATCATCGACAAGAAAGAGTTTGGATCAGAAGATTTCAAGGATATGGTTTCTTACCACATAGCCCATGAGGTGAAAGAAGATGGTTCTGTATATTATCTGGAACATGACTTGGAAGGAAGACGAGCAGATAAAGGGAATCAAAATGTTTTATATGATCGGGCATGGGTTCGATCACCAAAGGAAGGAAAAGAGTTTCTTCGATACCTTGAAGCAAATCTTTAAAATAATTCTTGACTTTACCAGAAATTAAAGAGAAATATAAAAACCTTGCCCGAGAAGGCAAACTCATCTATGTCGAAATTGATTACTAATTTATTATGAATAATACAACAGAAACCCTAAAGGAGCTTCTTTCAGAAGCTATGGAACTGGCGAGCAAATCAATCACCCTCGCAGAGGATTGTAGTGGAGGAGAATCTGAAAGCGTGGAATACTTTGCAAAGAAGTTTGACGAACTGGAATGCAAAGTATGGGATGTGGAGGATTCTATTCCCACTCCATCTATTGGAAAGAAGCTTAAAGAACTTATCGACCTTCTGGAGAAATCCGACGCCGATGGAACCGATGATTGTCTGGAGCTTATTTCCGAAGCAAAAGTTGTTTGGGATGAGAACAATGAAGAACTCCCCAATGGTTACACTGGAGAAGATTTTGAATAATATATGAAAATACTAACTGATAACAAATATATCGGAACCTTGGAACGAAAACTTGCCATTGTTGTTAATAGCAATATGGTTATGACAGAAGAAGGAAACTATATTCCTATGAAACGAACTATGGATGACTTTGTTCAAGAACTTGCCCGTGTTTGTCGAAGCTTTCAAAACACCAGTATTGATGAAAATTTTTCTTGACTTTACCAGAAAATTTGCATACATTGCACTATGAAGAAACCATTCTTCATTCATAGTTGCGTAACAAATCACATGAAAAAACGAATCACGATTGTTGTTAAAGGAGGAACCATTCAAGATGTTGTAAGAGAGAATGATGATACACAAATCATCATTAACGACTATGACATTGAAGGAGAAGATGTCGAACTTGGAAAACATTTCAAGAAAGACGAAAACGGAGAAGTATATCGAATTATTCAACTGGTATGAAAATTGTTATTAAATCCAAACAGAAAGAAATCGTCCTTCAAGGAGACAACCCACAGGAAACAATTATCAAAACCTTTGGGTGGCTTTTGAATCCAATCATTCAATCTACAGGATCATTTGAAACTGCAATCAAAACTCTAAACTGGAATATCATCTGTTAATATGTCAACACAAGAAGCACAACTCATCGCATATGCCCTTCAACATTTAAATTCCTCATGGGATGATTTCATCGAATCATCCTTGGATGGAATAGCAGACAAGAAGGATATTGTATATCTGCAAAAGAAATACGAAGGTAAGAGTCAAGAGTATCACGCACCAGAACGATAGTTTTTACATAGTGCTGTAATGCAACATAGTGTTAGAATACAACACTATGTTGCATTACTCTTTAAAAAAACAAAACTTTTTTAAAAACCTTTCTTTTTTTCTATTGACAATAAAAATGTCAAAGATAATTATTTCTGGGAATATTCCAGAAAATCTTTTCTACTAATATTAATAATATTAAGAAACTATAATATAAAAGAAAAATAAATGTTATAGAATATTAATAATATATAATATATAAAAAATAAAAATATTATAAAAGATTAAGAATATATAATATAAAAGAAAAAAAAGATTTGGAAATATTATTAATATATAAAAATATAAAAGAAATTAAAACACTATGATTTAAAAAGAAAATAAAAGAATCGAGAATATTTGTAATATTTGTGTAAAATATTTAAAATTTTAACATAAAAGAAAAAAAATATAACAATCCCAAAGTTTAAAATTATTTGATTTTTAATAACTAACAGAATACTCTCACAAAAAAAGTATTCATATCCGAGAAGAGTTTGGATTTTTTCCATACTCTTTTTTTTATTTCATTTTATTTTGAATTTTCATTTTTCAGTGAAACTTACCATCCATATTTGTAAGATATCAAAAAAAATATTCGATCTTACAAATATGGATAAATTGTTTCGAGTGCCATTCATATTTGTAAGATACCAAAAAAAATATTGGATCTTACAAAAATCAAAGACCTCCTAAAGATTTTTGAAAATAGTTCTGGACTTTACCAGAAATAAATGCGATGCTGGTTGTCCGATGAAAAAACTACTTCAACTCCTATTCAAAAAACCCCAACCATCCAACCTCGCTTTGAGCATTTGGGCATTCAACAATGAGAATCATATTGGTCAAATCTTTCGCCAAGGGCGGATATTCGACTATCTTTCTAAATAATTTTTAATATAATAAAAATGAAAACATATATTGCACAATGGCCAGATGGCACTATCACAATAGTAGATGCAGAAGACAAAACAGATCTATTCTGGAAATTGGATACAGAAGCCGATCCTATTAAAGCAAAGATTTTTGAAGTTCCATACGGAGACGGAGGAATACATATCACGACAAATCTAACAACAAACAAAAAAGGGGAACCAACAATCGAATTTAATTCTGGAGAATATGGAGAAGAATTGAAGAGAGCGAAATGGTCAAAGGGAACGACTCTAAAAGCAATGCAACAATTCGTTCCAGAAACAACCGAAGAATTAACCAAACAACTCTGCCCCCAACTTGGAATAACTTACAAATAATAGAATAGGAGGAACAATGCGCTAATAACAAAAAGAAAAACCCGATCTGAAAAGGTCGGGTTTTTTTGTGTCTTTGAACCTTGCTCATCCTTCATATTTGTAAGATATCAAATAATTTAAATAATCTTACAAATATGGGACTTCTCGGACTCGGTGTTCTCCCAAAAAAAATATTTCAAATCTGAAAAATAATTCTCGACTTTACCAGAAATAAAATGTAGTATCTTTCATGTCGATTGGGAAAGGTTCTCACTCGACAACTAAACCACAAAATACAAACTACAAAATACTATGGCATCTGGAATCGTCCCTATCATCGACCGCATCTACTCAAACGAAGGAACTGAATGGCATCGTTGTGCTATTCCAAAACAGAAAATCCTTCTGGAAGAAATTACTGATATTCTCTGGGATATTATTGAATCTCCCGTCTATTTGGCAAACAATATCGTAGTTCCTAACTACAAGATTCTTGCCGCTAACTTGGAAGGTCTTCGCACTGAAGCGGAAATCTCCGAACTTGGTGGACATATTCATCCGCTTCACATTCCTAAAAGCGGATATAAAGTCATTTCCAATCCAGAAGTTTGGAAGTGCATGGAAGAGTCCTTGAAAGACTTGGACGCTACCATTACTTCAGTCGGAACTCTGGAGGGTGGAAAGAAGTTTTTCATTTCGGTCACTATTGGAGACTCGGAAATGATTATCAATAAAGACAAATTCAAATTCTTTTTGAACTTTGTCACCTCCCATGATGGAACTATCACTATGGTTGTCTATGATTCTGCAATGCGAATCGTCTGCATGAATACCTTGCGTTGGAGCATGAACAATCAAAACAAGGGGGCTTTGAACTTTCGAGTCACCCATACTAAAAATGCTTCTCTGGCTTTGACAAACCTTCCCGAACTTATCAATTCGATTATGAAGGGTCGAGCAGAACTGAAGGATGTTATGGAATACTTGGAAACCTGCAAGGTGGATTCCAATGATGCCATCGCAATGGCAGCAGGATACTTTGTGGAAAATACTGGAACAAAGGAACTTTCCACTCGTTCCATGAATGCGGTTAATGAGATTTCCACTCTTTTTACTCGCGGAATCGAATGTCATGGTCAAAGCCTTTACGACTTGGCGAATGCCGTAACTGAATACTGGACAAGCGGTAAGGGAACTGGTCAAAGCGGAGCATCTGCCTCTGATCGTTCCTATCGTTCTGCAATCGGTGGAGCGGCGGATCACAAATCAAACTTCATCGCAATGCTCGCAAACGAGAACCATCGCTCGGAAGTTTTCGAGAAGGGTAAGGAAGCACTGGCTTTGTCTCTTGCCAATTAAGACATAAGGAAAAAACAAACACTATCCCCACTCTCCAAAAGAGGGTGGGGATTTTTATTTTTGCATAGTGTTGTAATGTAACATGGTGTAACATGGTGTTGTAATGTAACATGGTGTTGTAATGCTGCATCATGTTCCATATCCCATTGCAATTCTGTAAGATAAAATATAAATCAAATAATCTTACAAATATCAATGACACTAAAAAAAATTTTAAAATACTTCTTGACTTTACCGGTAATATCGAATACATTCATATTTCTATGATGACAATTACTACAAATAAAAATCTTGTAAACGGAACAACTCTTCAAGGGTATCTTCAAGCTACCTATGATACTATTGTTAAAATCTTGGGAGAACCTACCTGTGGACCTTCGGGGGATAATAAAACAACTTGTGGGTGGATATTGAAGAATGAAGACGGAAATGTTGCAACCTTGTATGATTGGAAAACAAAAACCACACCGCTTTCTCCATATAACTGGCACATTGGAGGGGTTGATGATTCTGCCGTTTTGGGAGTGCAAGAACTATTCCCCGAACATAAGACAACCATTTTCAAGTTTTAAATAATAAGAAACAATTCGTCCCTTTATCCCCATACTCTTCATCGAGGAGTATGGGGATTTTTTTGCCTATAGGCATAATTTACCTATAGGCAAAAATTGCCTATTATGCCTTTCATATTTGTAAGATACCAAAAAAAATATTTAATCTTACAAATTTGAACCGTTTGATGGCAGAATTTTTTTCCATAATTGTAAGATATGGAAAAATATATTTGATCTTACAAATATGGGCGCATGAAAAATTTTTTTTCGGATTGAAAAGATTTTTCTTTACTTTACCAGAAATAAATGAGATAGTTTTTCCCTCATGAAACTACTAGCTACTAACACCAAACTTGAAAAAGGCATCAAAAAATCATGGAAAACTCTCGGGCTTTCCCTCGCTCCCGCTAATCTCTCAGGAAAACAACTCTGCCCTCATCGTTCACCGGGCTGTGAATTTTCCTGCCTCAATACCGCTGGCATGGGCGTATTCTCCAATGTTCAGGAAGTAAGAATCAATAAGAGCAAGTTCCTCATCGAAAATCGAAACGAGTTTCTCGCTCAACTTGAAAAGGAGCTTACTAACCTACACAAACGAGCAACCAAAGGCCAAAAAATTGCGGTGCGCTTGAATGTCTTATCGGATCTTCCGTGGCATAATTTGATTGATATGGAGTCTTTTCCTCTTATCAATTTTTATGACTATACTCCAAACCCTAAGCGCATGATTCAATTTTTACGTGGGGGATTGCCGTCGAACTATCATCTGACATTTTCTCGGAAAGAAAATAATCAGAAAATGGTCGAATTGATCGCCTCAATGGGGGGAAACATTGCTGCCGTATTTGATAAACTTCCAGACACCTATTTGAGCAAGCGTGTGATTGATGGGGATGAAACCGACCTACGTTTTCTCGACCCTCGCGGCATTATCGTCGGACTAAAAGCAAAAGGAAAGGGTAAACATGACACTTCAGGATTTGTAATAAGATAGGGAAAATGAGGAGAAATCCCGCCACTCGAAAGGGTGGCGGGATTTTTTTTATTCCGAGGCTGACACCAGCATCCATTTTTGTAAGATATGGAAAAGGATATTTGATCTTACAATTATGGAAGATTGGAGGGAAAATTTTTTTCAGATTCAAAAGATTTTTCTTTACTTTACCAGAAATTTTTGAGATATTCTTTACCTCATGAAACTACTACTCAAACACCTCATTGGAACACAAGTGAAACACGGCTCTCCGGGCTATGAGAATCTTGAAACAATAGAATCCATTACAACTCGCTCCGGGAGTCGCTATGCAACTATTCAGTTTGTGAGCGGATACTTTACTCATATTCTCAAAATCGATCTTAATAAGTTCGTGAAAAAGGGTTCGGTGCAATACGACCGCGCATTTGGGTTCACCGGGCTGGAGTCCATCATACCAGCATAATTAAATACTAACCCAAAAATCCCATCACTCGAAAGGGTGGTGGGATTTTTTTTATTCCGAGACCGACATCAGCGTTCATTTTTGTAAGATAAAATATAAATCAGATAATCTTACAAATATGGAAGACCCCCCTAAAAATTTTTGAAAATAGTTCTTTACTTTACCAGAAATAAATGCGATACTCTTACTTGTCGATTAAGAAAGGTTCTTGTTCGACACTCAAAACAAAAATCAAAAATAGCCAACTATGAATATAAAAATCAAAGCCATTGATTCCCTCCGAGAAGCAACCCAAAAAGGATGTTCTTTTATGACATTCCTCTATCGCTCAAAAGGCACTGGGGAAACCAGCAAATATCAGATCAACTTTGGGATCGACTATCACAAGGCTTGCAAAACGGACAAGGATGCTTTGGAATCCTACACTCCCAAGGATACCTTGGAAGAGACCGCAAAAGCGGAAATGCTTCAGTCCCTTACGGAAACCCTAACTGAAGGCGTTTCTTCATCCTATACTCAGAAAGATACTTTTGAGTCTATCGGAAAAGGCATCCGTCAGCACCGGGAAACTGGGGAAATCTATATCTACGGATTTGTTCAAAGCAAGAAGCAAGTGGAGCCTCCAACCAATCCAAAGAAACCAGTCAATTCCCGCCCTCTCACGCTTGCAAAGAAAGCGATTGAAAAGGCTTGCGACTTCAAACGCACCCGCTTCGGATCATTCATTATCAACCCCGAAAATATCGGTGGCATTGTCACCCGTGGGGAAGTGATCGAGATTCACTAAAGAGAAAACGAAAAGAGGACAACCCAAAAATCCCATCACTCGAAAGGGTGGTGGGATTTTTTTTATTCCGATGGTATTGCTTTCTTCCATAATTGTAAGATATTAAAAAGGATATTGAATCTTACAAATATGAGAGCCATGCTCAAATATTTTGTTCAGATTCAAAATATTTTTCTTTACTTTACCAGAAATAAATGCGATACTTTTTGTCTCATGAATACCACATTCACTCGTCAACAATATCTAAACAACGAATGCACCCACCGCGAATACTATTCGCAGTTCGTGACAAAGGGAACAAAGCAAAGACTCCGCTCAACTCTCAAGCTTTCTGCTCTCAAGGATGGAATAGATAATCACTTCAACAATATCCCACTTCACTTTTGGGACAACTTCATGCCAGTTGTTCCATACGAAATCTCAAACAAGATTCAAGCGTGTGGTGACTATTGCACATTATCTGGAATTGTCTGCATTCTAAAAGAAGCGGCAATGCAGATTGCGGAAGAGTAATCAAACTAACCTCAACCAACCCCACACTCTGAAAAGGGTGTGGGGTTTTTTTATTCCGAGGGTCTTGCTTTCTTACATAATTGTAAGATATTAAAAAGGATAATGAATCTTACAAATATGAGAGGCAGGAAGAAAACTTTCTTTCTAATTAGAAAAAAAGTTATTGACTTTACCGGAAATAAATGCGATACTATTTGTCCTATGATAAAAAATCCACCTGTCTGTATTGTCCTAACGACTAACGGCGATCTCATCGCCACCAACGAAATCAAAGAGGGGGAAGTCCTCAAGCGAACAACTACGGAATATCCTGTTATTCGCGTTCCAGAAAAATTTCTCTACGATCACATGATTGGGAGAGAATGTCCCTCTCCATTCATCGTGAGAGAAACCAAACAGCACTACTTCATTGCCGCTATCGACTGCGATGGTTGGAGAGATTTAGTGAGTGATGCAGAGTTCTACACCGATCCTTACGGCCCCGATGCTGAAGGCTTGGAAGGATTGAAGAAGTCTGCCAAAGCAACCCTCAAGGTTCTGCGTGAAGTTACTCCGGTGACGCTTGAACGAACGTACAAGATCGAGATGCTTTCGGATACCTGCCCCTCTCTTGGATGGTTCAATGTTTTAGATAGCTCCGACAGCATCGATATCGACGCTCCACCTCTTCGCACTCGACTATTCACCTCGCGCAAAGAGGCAGAGGAGTTCATCGATAGAAACCAACTGGAAGGTCATGGCTGTGACTTGCGAATAGTCCCTTGCTGATAGCCGTCCGGTCTCGACCCAACCCAACCCTATCCTCGAAAGAGGATAGGGTTTTTTTGTAGCAGTCTGTTGCGGGGTAGCAGTCTGTTACAGGGTAGCAGTATGTTTAAATACCTTTTAATTAAAGACTTACTTAAAAATACACATCCATGTTCTCCACATTTGTAAGATAATAAAACCAAAGTTGTATCTTACAAATATGCGTGTAAAACAAGAGGGTCGTTTAAAACACGGCAATGAGACGAACATGGCATTAACCGAGAGGGTCTGTTAAAATAAGTATTAATTAAGATTTAATTAAGTGTTAATTAAGGGGGCAATGCCACCCCCCCCCCATCTATATATACCCCCTCCCCCAATATAAGAAAGGTTCTTTCCAATCTCTTTAAATAAAGGGGAAAATAGGGAAAATAATATAATATATTAAAAAAATACTTTATATTTGTAAATATAATAAATGAGAGACAAAGATTCGATAATTCTTGAAAATTTATACTATACGATAGTAAAAGAGCAAACTTCTGATATTTCTTCTGAAGAATTAAAAACAAAAGAACAGTCAATACAAACCTTTGGACAGCTTTTTGAACTATTAAAAAGCATACAATTAAAGGCTACTGGAAAAAAAATTGCTAAGGGTGCTATTAATGCTGGTATTGATGCAGCACTTGGGCTTATACCCGGAGCATCAACAGCAAAGACTGCTTATGAATTTTTCAAAGCGTGTTATTCAAAACCTGATGATAAAAAAACAAATACGGTTTTGGATAGATTAGATGTTGATGATCAAACTTCTTTAATTATTGATGATAATATTGAAAATGCTTTTCTTAAATATATAACAGATTTAATTCAAAAGTACGATCCTAATGAACCGATTCCGGATGATTGGGATATGACCAAAGAACTCAATAGATATTTAAAATCTAATTATGAAAACAGATCGATATCTATTCCTAATAAAATAGACAACTCTAAGGCTTCTTCTGCGTACAGAACGGTTCAGCCGCAAAGATCATCTGCTACAAGATTTGCTGCTAATTCAAATTTACCAGAAAACCAATAAATTTTAATATAAAAAAAGAGGGGGATTTCTCCCCCTCTCCTATTAGACTGCTGTTGGAATGTTATACTTGAATACCATTTCATCCTCTTCCTTCAGACATCGAGCAATATGTCGAGTAGGAAACATATAGGCATTTGTAATTTTGCTAGTATACATATATCGGGTGTTCTTGTTGAAGAATTGTCCAGTTTTCTTGTTCTTGATTACCCATACATGTTTTGTGTTTTTGTTCATAAGGCGGATACTATATAATATCTGTGATAGATAGTCAATATCTTTTTTTCTTTTTTTATCCCTTCCTAAAAAATAAGTATTATATATGGCAAATAGAAAATCAAATTGGAACGATAGAATTAAAAAATCTATTGACGATAAGCCAATTAAGAAAAAGAATCAAGGATTTACAGTTAAAAATGTAAAGATAGAAGAAATTCTTGATGAGAGTGGAGAAGTCTTGGAGGATACTGTTATTCGTTTTAGTTTTGATGGTATAGTAATAATACTCTCTGTTGCCGATGCTCTTAGAATGAATGCGAAATTGGAAAAGTTATTGAAGTTGAAATAGTATCATTTAAATTGTACCAAATCTTTAATCTTCATATTATGAGTATCGCAATGAAATTTCATATTGTTTGACTCGTCTATAAATCCCTTGGGATAGAATTTAGCATTTTTAAAGAAATCGTTTTTTGATATCATTCCACATAACCATGCTTTGGAATTATCATTTAGAATTCGTACAAACAAATATACGTCACATTTTTGTTTTGTATTATATTCGCTTATAGAGCATTCATAAAAATCTTTTGGTTTGGAGGAACATTTTTTTGTTTTTACATCTATTTTGATATTATTTTTAATAATATCGTAATCATGTGTATTTTCTATTTTGGCTTTAATATGATGAGCCGCTACTATTTCTCCTAGAAATCCGACAACATTCCCCTGTCCTTTTGTTATGGAATTTCTCAGATGTCCCATTTCTTTGGACTTTCTTTCTGCTTCTTCTATCCATTCTTTTTTAATTTCGATTTCTTTCATAATATTTTAAATAATCCACCAATCGGGGGTATTACCCATCTTCCATTTGGAAAAGTCTTTCTTATCCTTGATATAGTATGTTCGATATGCTTTTACCGGATCTTGGTCTTTGTATTCCTCTGGCATGGCTTGTGAGGTAAATATTATTATGAATAATAAAAGACAATGTACTATATGTCAAAATATATTTCCAGCAACTACTGAATATTTTCATAAATCTAATACCTCCAAATGCGGACTTCATAGTAGATGTAAATCATGTAAGAAATTATTAGAAACGGAAAGAAGAAAGAAAAATCCAGAAAAAGCATTATTGAAAGATAAATTTTTTAGAGAAAAATATAAAGACAAAAGAGTATCTTATATAAAAGATTACGCTCAAAAAAATAAAAAAAGATTAAACGAAAAAAGAAGAAAGAGATATCATAATGATCCAAAATATAAAATGAAACAAATATTGAGACGTAGATTTTATGATGTTGTTATTAATAAATATCAATCTTCTATGGAATTTGGATGTTCTATTGAAGAGTTATGTTTATACATAGAATCAAAATTTTCAGATGGAATGACATGGGAAAATCATGGTGAATGGCATATAGACCATATCAAACCCTGTTGTGCTTTTGATCTTACTGATCCAGAACAACAAAGAGAGTGTTTTCATTATTCTAACCTTCAACCATTGTGGGCTGTTGATAATTTGAAGAAAAACGGGAAATACCCCCAATAAACCAAGATGGTGTGGGTCGTCCTTTTTCCCATTTTGCAAAATTTGATTTTTCTTTAATATAATAAGTTCTATATGACTCTACTATATTTTTTGATTTATATTGATCAGGCATAGCACAAGGTTGATCTGTAAACTTCCCATCTGGAATAAGATAATCCATATTACATAATTTTTCAATTCCCTTCTGACATGAATGAATTTTACAATACCTTCTTGTGTATTCATTACAAAGCTCAAGAGCATGAATAGACGCCCAATTAAAATTTTCTCTTGAATCACCACACCATCTTGTACATGGATGATTGTGATATCCCCCTTTTAGTGGTGTTCCTTTTGCTGTTAATGGCATCATATCACTTGTTGCCCCATGTCTAATTACAGCACTTCCAAGCTGTTGAAAAAGTTCAACTACCATTTTTGAAGAATGTTTATCACAGTGATATTGAGCAGCTTTGATTGGGCAGTTATCAAGAATAAAAATATTCATAGGGGGAGATTACATTGAGAAAACCTTTCAGTCAAGCATAAATATTAAAATAATATAATGCGAACCAAAGATCAAATACTCCTAGAAAGTCTTTATTCTAAAATTTTTTTAAAAGAGGAGAGAGAAGAAAAATTAGAAAATGGATCAATAATAAGGTATAATGATAAAGGAGTAAAAATATATCATAAATATCCAAGCGGAGCGGAATATAGATATGATGATAATGGAGAATTAATATATAGCAAAGGATTGAACGGAGCGGAATATTTCGCAGAACCATACAAATTAACGATAAAATATCCAGATGGGACAGAAGAAATAAAGGAATGGGATGATCGGTTTTATGATAGAGAAGATGGGGACGATGAGGACGATGACAGGTTTTTAATTTATCATAAAGACCAAATGGGCAATGAAAATTTTTGGAGATATGATGAAAACCGGCATCTTATTTTTTGGAAAAATAGTGCAGGAAGCATAGAAGAATGGAAATATGATAATAGGGATATGTTAATATATCATAAACTTCCAGATGGAAGGGAAGAAATACACACATATGATGAAAATGGTATATTGGTATATTATAAAGGAGTTGATGGTACGGAAAGTAGTACTTTGCCCGGAAGCAACCCAAAAGAATATACAATAGTTAGAACAACAACAGCTGGATTGGAAATGCATTCTAAATACCATAATAATTCTTTAAAATACTCTTGGAAAAGAATACGAATGAAGGACTGATACGATGCGAACCAAAGATCAAATACTCCTAGAAAGTCTTTATTCTAAAATTCTTTTAAAAGAGGAAGAAAATATAGAATCAAATCCTCCTGATAAAAAAACGGAATTCGAAAAAATAGTCGATTCTAAGGGAAGAGTGACATATCAAACCGAACTTCCGGATGGTACTACATGGGCATATGACGATAGACAAAATTTAATATATAAAAGAGACAAATGGGGGGATGAGGAAAAATGGGAATATGACGATGATAATGTTCTTATATATCACCTAGATGAATATGGAAAGGAAATGTTTAAAACATTTACAAATAATTCTGTAAAATATTTTTACAAATACCATGATGGGTCGGAGAGTATTTCATATATGGAATACTGGAATGATATTGATAAATCCGATATTGATGGGATTCTTAAAGAAAAGTATACAAAGGATATACACGGATTCGAAAGTTTAAAAAAATGGAATAAAGAAGGACAGATAATTTATAACAAGGAATATGATGAATTTTCCGGAAAAGATATCGAAAAAAAATATGAATATGATGAGGATGGAAATCCTATATATTACAAAGAAGGTGATGATGTCACTCGATTTATACACCACCCAAAAGAAGGCAGATTAACAGTATATTTAAACGATAATAATAGAGAAAATTTTTCAATTTATGATGAAAGGGGAGTTATTGTTCGTGAAAGGCGTATATACAAAGGAGAAAATATCGAGGATAATCTGGTATATAATAATTCTTGGCTTAAATATAATTGGAAAAGAAGAATGATATCCGACACATGAAAAACAAAGATCAAATACTCCTAGAAAGTCTTTATTCTAAAATTCTTTTAAAAGAAGAGGACACAACTCTGGAAGATGGTGAAATATCACCAGAACAAAAAGATTTGGAAGACAGTGAATGGTATATAGAAAACCTTCTTTCGGATGAAATAAAGCTCGGACATGCCTATAATAATATTGACTATAAATACAAAGCTCCGTTTAACTTGCCAACACTACGAAAAGCGGCTCGTATTTATGCGGAAAAAACCAAAGAAATAAATCTTCCAGATTTGCAAGAAGCGGTTTCGATTGTTGGTGGAAGTGCTATTACAGTAAATTTACCGGAATTACATCATACTGAACATCTAGAATTGGATAATGTGAAAATATTGGACCTTCCTAAATTAACTACTTGTGGAGATATTATGACCAGAGCAGAAGAAATACATTTACCAAATTTGTATATGTGTGGTCATATCTATGCAGAAAAAGCAAAGAAAATTTTTATAATGGAACATCTCAAGAATAAATTACAAGGGGTTCCAAAAAATTGTGATATTATTTATCCAAAATTTATAAAAATAAACGAAACCATTCAAAGATATGTTAGATATGAAAATAATCTTATTACATACTCTTGGAATAAGAGAGTAATACTAGACTCTTAATTAAGATAAGTGAAGTCCTAGATAGGATTTCTAGAAGCTTCTTTCCATTCCTTTTCCAAGGTAGGAAATGCTGCTTTTAAAATCTTTGGAAGCGGCATACCTACTTGTAACATAGTTATTGCCATGTAACGAGCTTCTGATTTATCCACTCTTAAAACAGTGTTTAAAGCTTGTTCCGGTGGCTGTTCTCTTTTTGCAATGGCATTATGAATAGCAACTCTTGCTGGAAAGAAGTGTTTAATTGCATTGTCTGTATTTTCGACAGGGGCTTTTACTTCTGTATCAGCTCCTTGTAATCCTCCTACAGCTGCCAATCCGGTCATGGCGGCTCCTGCCAAGGCACTTCTGAAGTTTTCTGAAATCTCCCCACCTTCTTCTCCCCCCTCTTCTGATGAAGACTCCTCCTCTCCTTCTCCTGCTTCGGATTCTGAAGTGGAATCTAAATCGCTTTCCGATTCTGTGTCAAATCCTCCCATATCATCATATTCCTCAAAGAAGGATGCGAAGTTGGGCATTCCTTTTTTGTAATAGAAATTGTTGAAAGATTCTTCGAGTTTCGGTGGCTCTTGTTGTGCGGTTTCGGTTGGAGGACTTACTTCCGCGCTGTCTGGTCTTTCTCCAGATATTTCTGCCGGAATTTTTCCTTTTTTATAAAGCTGAGGGTATTCTTCTCTTGGGTAAATACTTTCAAAAGCATCCTTTGCTTCATCTGAAAATAATCGATGTTTAATAGATGTAATGTCTGATCCTGTAAATTCTGTACAATCATCAAACTTATTCATTCCATATGGAATAGACATAAATAGTGGCTCTCCATCATAACGAGGGCATCTTCTGGCAGACTTATCGAACATTTTTTGTGTTATAATTCCGTCATCAGTAACATAAATGGTTTTACAATAAACAAACATTTGTTCATCATATAATCTCGCATTAGGCGATTTGGTTTTTATGTCTTTAGTATTGAATTCAATTGAAGTATTGGCACCTCTTTTAGGTTTATTATATAATCCTAAATTTGACAAAAGTTTTGAAGATCCTTTTTCTGAAAATCCGTAACATCCGGTTTTGTTTAATATCTCTTCATTATAATATCCACGCTCTTTGCCTATGTCTGTTGCCCAAAATAATCCTCCTTGGTAGTATCCTATGTGTTCTCCATTTTCTTCTACTTTATATCTTTTTGAAAAATAAAAAAACAATGTTGCGAGTCCCTTTTCCTTTGCCTCCGTACCGAGTCCTGTAACGTTTTTACCAAGAGCTTCCAATATTGCTCTAAAAAGATTGTAGTGTGCTTCTGTTCTTCCTTGGATTGGTTTTTTTTCGCCTTTGTATTTACCAGAACGTTCTCCTCCGTATATATACTCATTTATAGTAAGACCGGGAGTTGTTTGAAGGGTTTTAGGATCTGTGTGTTTTAATAATAAATTGGGATCGTTTTCATCAGTTGTCAACAAATTTAAAAGCTCTTCATATATATCTGAAAATTTAACTTCTTCCATTTCTCCCGTTTCCGGATTTTCTACATTAAATTCTTCTCTATCCGATGGATATGCTGCAATAGTTTTAATTATTTCACTAGCACTTTCCAAATCATTCGGATTGTTTCGTACATCATTTAAATAATTAAAAATAATAGATGCTCCTGAGACTGCTCGGTCATCTATTATTTTATTCGCCTCTCCTTTTCCTACAGAAGCTTGATTTATTTTAGATGCTCCGAGCGCACTAGGAAGGTTTGAAAATCCTGCTTTTGATAATCTATATCCCGATTTTCGAGTAGCCATTTCTGAAATAGTATTATAAGCATCTTCAAGTAAAACAGTATCATTATTTTTCATATATTTAAATTATACTTACAAAATTGGATGTAAAATCAAATATTTTTTTTTATTTTATAAAAAGAGTATATCGGTTTGATAAGTTTTAGCATATGACAATAAAAGAAATAAAAGAAATTGTCGAGGAAGCTCGTCAACTCTTGATAGAAAATTTTAAAAATGAATATGATAGATATCCAAAAGAAGATGAATTGATAAAATATGTAAACAAAATATACAAAGAAGGAATGGAATCGGACATTTTGGGAGATTTGTTTATAGAAGAGTTGGAATATCCGGAGGACTTCGGAAAACTTTTATTGATATTTGCGGCTTCTACAGATTAAAATATTTGTAGAAAGACTCTAAAGATAAAGACTTATCTTTTATCTTTGCTTTATAATCGTATAATTTTTTGATATATCCAGTGTGTCTTAGTTTTTTAAAGGTCAGATTTTCAATTGAATACTCTCCGTCTTTTTTTAATCCATCGACTCGCAATGCTTTAATTTCATCTCGTATTTTCTTTAATTCATTCATGGAAGATTGGGTTTCAATTGCATCGTCAATTATGTTCTGATATTTTTTAACTTTTGTTAAAACGTCCATGTCTGTCAATGTATATTCTGAATGAATTGGAGATTTTATCCATTTGTTGGATTTTAAATCATACACTGCCTTTCCCTTCAAAAATACTTCTTTAAATTTTATATTAAGTTCTACTTTAAAACCTTTTATATAAATATTGTGTTCTTTGTTATATAATTTTGATTTTGTATCAAAATAATCTGCACTAAATTCACTTTCATCTTCTGGTTTTGCTATTATATGAATATCTATGTCACTTTCTTCTGTCCATTGATACGAGCATATGGAACCTGTTAAAAATATATTTTCTATTTTAGATTTCAATAATATCCCATCTAGAAAATCTTCGGAAATCTCCAAAAGTTTTTTTCTTATGGGTTCATACAATTTTTTATTTCTATCCCAAATATATGGATTTAAAGTTTTTCTTTCCATTATTAAAAAATATTTACTAAAATATCCTACAATACATTAAATATTATAAAATGATAATTAGTATAAAATATATTTTTGCAATATTATTCACTATATTATCTTCCAGTCTTTATGTTTATACAATGACAGGAGAGAGTCAACAATATGGAAATGTTTTATACTCTGTTTTTATAGGAATATTAATAACTTATATAATCTATATAAAAACAATTCAAGTCGGAACAAAAATGTTAGAGAAATATTATAATCGAAATAAATAATAACACGACCGTTGATATTGAGCTTTTTGATTCCAACCATAAAAAAATAGTTGACATATGGTAAATGGGGTACTATTATTGCGACCCTAAAACATATGGCAACCATATCCGAAAAAGAAAAACAAAAAATTGTACAAGCCGCACGTTCTCTTCGTAAAAAGGGAAAAACAAATACCGAAATCTCTCGATTGTTGAATGTTCCTCGTTCTACAATTTTTGGTTGGATTGGTGGTAGTACAAAAAAAATAATCATCGAGGAAACTATTACCAGTGATGAGAATGATTTGTTTGATGTAAATTCGCTCAAGGCTATTTCTACAAACTCTCATTTTAAACAAGAAAATGAGATTTTGGAGTTTATTGAAAACCTTGCTCCTATCAAATATCCTGCTCCAACTAGAGGCAAGGTAAAAAAAGATTCGAATGATATTGCGGTTGTCATTGGAGATTTGCATTTTGGAATGGAACATCAACCGACACTTGATATCTTTTTCCAAGTGGTTTCGGAATTGAAACCCAATAAGGTTATTTTGAATGGAGATACTCTGGATATGTTTGCAATTTCTAAATATCCTAAAGATGCCAGACATCATCAAACACTTGCCGATGAAAAGGTTCGATATCATAAGTTTCTGAAAATTCTTCATGATATTGTGGTTGATTGGGATTGTGAAATTTTCGAAACAAATGCCAATCATTCAGGAAACAGTCAAGAAGGTAGGTATTGGCGTTATATCAGTCAAGGAATCGGAACATTAGCAGCATTGCCGAGAGTTCAAGAGCTTCTTAGTTATCAAAATGTTTTTTTCCCTCCAGAAGATTGGTGTCGAATTCAGTTGGTAGATAATGTTATTCTTCCTACCAATTTTATTATTCAACATGGAACTGTTGTGCGAAAGCATGGTGGCATGTCTGCTAGAGGAGAATTTGAAAAGATTCTAGCCTCTACCCTTACGAATCACACTCATCGATTTGGATGTTCTTCGCAACGTTTTCCATCTGCTGGAAATCGACAAGAACAAACATTTGTAAACTATGAAAACGCATGTGCATGTAGATTTGATGTTGACTATGTTCAGAATGCAAATTGGCAAAATGGTTTTGCAATTGTCAATTACATCGAAGATAGCATTGGCGTTGAGCAAGTTGTTGTTTATGGAAACAAGGCAACTATTTGTTCTTTAAATAAAACTATACGAGTGTAAGTATAGTTAATGAATGACATAAACGAACTTATTTTATTAACTAGTATAGATAGAAAACTTTCCGACATAGTTGATGTTTTACATAAAAAAAATAAAGATGAACTAGAGACAGAAAATTTAGATTCCGATTCCAATATTCAAGTATTATTGGAGGAATAATGAATCGTATAGTATTTATTATTACATTCATTTGTATATTAAATGGATGTACTGTATATACAGAAAAGCAATCAGAAGCTCTTTCTAGGAACGTATATGCAACCAAAGATTCTATAGATTTTGCCAGAGTCGATTTGGCTTCTCAATATGCAAATGAAACCATTCGCTTGGTAAAACCTCCAAAAACTAGAATAGATATACAACCTGTATATATTAAAAATTCTCCAGAAACAATTGATAAAAGACGAGTTGCTTTTGTTCCACAAGAATATAAAAACGATAAAATAGTAATTGTAAACACTTCGGAATATGATGAATTGCTTAAAAATAAAGCAGTTTCAGAACAATTAAAACAGGATAATGTAAACATATTAACTCAAAAGAAATTTGTTGATGAAGAGCTTCAGAAACAAATCGAATATAGAGAACAAATGGTTAGAGATTTGAATATCATGCAAAGAAAACTTGCAGAGAAAGATTTAGCTATTTTACAAAGAAATGTAATAATCCTCGTACTATCTCTTCTCATAGGAATCGGAGTGTATTTAAGATTTAAGGGCGGTTTGGTATTTTAATACAAAATAAAAGATAAGTATCTAATATGTGGAAAGGCATTTTAGATACTACCAAAAGCGCAATTGCTTTTCTCCAAAATGGGAAAAGTCCTCCTAATACTCCTGATTATCAAAAACATTTATTTGATAATATGAATCATTTCGCATCTAAAAAGTTTTTTATAGTATTCAGTGCTGCATTAATGCTTGCGTTTTTTTATTTTTCAAGCGTTTTTATATTATTTGCAATGCCCGATAAGGCCGAATATATAACAGGATATGTTACAATGTTTTCCAAATGCATGGAAATTTTTGCAGTTATAATTGCTAGTTATATTGGCATACAAGGATTTGTGGATCTTAAATACAATAGCAATTCTAACACCTCATTGGAATCTAAAACAGTAACAGAAAATAAATTTGAAAATTTAACTACAAATGCGAAAGAGGAGGATTATACATTGGAATGAAAACTCCCTCAGATGATACATTAAAATTATTGTTGGAATATGAAGTTGGTGGTGGTAAATCATATTACGATAAATATTTATCAAAATTTACATTTCCGGGGGGAGAAAGTGGTCCTACAATTGGAATAGGAATAGATTGCGCTTTTTATTCAAAGGAAGAAATATCCAAAATTTTTAGTTTTTTGAATGATGAAGATATTAAACTCATACAAGGAGCTTCAGGAAAAACCGGACAGGCGGGAAAAGAATATACAAAAGTTTTGAGAAATGCTGGTATAACGGTTTCTTGGGATCAAGCAATGAATATATTTGAGTCTTTGACTTGGAAGAAGTTTTCTACCTTGGCAGAAAAAACATTTCCGGATTTGGATAAATTATGTGATAATGCATATGGTGCAATAGTATCTCTAGTGTTCAACAGGGGAACTTCATTGAAAGGTAATAGTAGAATCGAAATGCAAAATTTAAAAAATATAATTCCTACTAAAGATTATGGAAAAATTGCAAATGAATTTGTAAAAATGAAAAGAATTTGGCAGGGTAAGGGATTGGATGGGTTATTAAAAAGAAGAGATGCTGAAGCCGATCTGGTGCGTTCTTGTATATGAGTCTACAACAAGTATATCTTAATCAAATACAAAATAGCAGAAGAATTAATATTGGAAGCTTTCCCCTACCTCCTATAGAAAGAGACCCTACAATAAATAGTTTGGAATTAGATTTATATAAAAAAATATCGGAAATAGATCCATCCGTAAAGTCTGAACCTGTCAATATTAACATAAAAAATAACTCAGTAGAAGATGCTATAAAAGAATTACTTGCAATTACAAAAAGTAAAAATATATAAGTGTGTATTGTGTTTTGGATAAGTATTATTACATCCATGGCTAACAATAATACAGTCAATAAAGCAATCTCCATAACAGATAAACTTGGAGAGTTTGAGGATAGACACCGTCCTTTTATCAATGTTATATTAAAGCCAATGCTTACATTGTTGGTGTTTTTGTCTGTTGGTTATTATACCATGTGGATGTCAACGAATTATGTCAAATCTGATAACTTTAATTCGTATATAGAAAAACAATTAATATCTGATAAAGAACAAGATCAATTAACCAAAGCGAGATTTGAAATAACGCAAACAAAACTGGAAACTATAATAAACCAACAAATTGCATATACTGAACAATTAAAAGCATATAATCAGTTATTATCAGGATTTCAAAAACAAATAGATCAGATAGATAGTAGATTAATGTATTTAGAAAGAAATAAAAATAATAATTAATATTTTTATGAAAAGAAATTGTTCTTTTAAACAGGGAGTAGTTAAAACAACAAGCCATCCCAATCTATTATATGGTCAAATAGTATATATAGTAGAAGAAATTGGTCATAGGTGTAAAGTTAAAGCATTTAACTCTTCCTTTGTAGAAGAAATAGAAAAGAAATTTTTATTTATTTCTTGATTTGATATTCTGCTGAGATAAATTGTTACTAGCCTTAGTGCTTAAATCTACATATATAGATAGATTTTTGTGAATAAAACATTTAATATAAAAATTAAAGTGAACTAATATTCTTTAGCATTATAGACAACTAAATATTATAGTGAGATTTAATACATCAATAAAAAAAATATTAAATGAATATGTGGTTTTGCGAGAAGGATATTTTCATGTACCTAAACAAGTATTTCAACACATACTCGATGATTATTATGAAGTATGGCGTATTGTCCAATCTAACGGCATAGACAATATAACGCCAGAATCACTTCCGACAAAGGATTTTGATCTCGATTTTTCCGGAACAAATTTTGAATTTTTAAATACACTTGACCCCAAACCATCCATAAGAGTAAGATATGCATTAGGTGGCGGTTCTTATTTTTCTCTCATTCCGAGTAAAAAATTAAAAAGTGATCCCAGCTATAAGAAAAATAAAGGATTTATTCAAATTGATTTATCAAATCCGTACAGAGTTGTTATTGATATAATTGAACATGAGATTTCACATTACATTCAAGATTATATTAAAAAATACACAAGAATAAAAAGAGGAGAAATCAATCCGATATACAGTACAACAAAAGGTTCTTTAGGGGGATTGCCTCCAAAAAAAATACTCGATAAGCATGGAGTGCCAATGGACTCCGATCATAGTCTAATTCCAACTGAATATTATCCAGACCTCTTATCGTCTATACGACAAATGGAATTCGATTTTTCTAGATACTATCCAGACTATGAATATGATGAAAATTCTCCAACTAAATGGGAAACGGAAAAGAAGAAGTTTTTTTATGATGTATTGAAAGGTAATATCAAGATTCCCATTGCAAGTTCCGTATTTAAAGTATTCAAAACCATATCAAAAAGATTTTATAATCATATGGTTAAAATTGCTTATGATGCTTTTATCAATAGACATCCGAATTTGAATGTCAGAGAATTGAAAAGAATTGGTTCTGAACTTGGATTGGCAGATATGACATCGGATAAAAAGCTGCCACAATCTCAAAACGAAAAATCATAATAAAATATTATTGACAGATTAGAGTATATGATATATTATTCGGTGTATGAAACTCGCGTCAATAGAAGTTATCAAATCTATAAAAAATCACGATAATGCTGATTCCTTAGAACTTTGTGAAGTTTTGGGATGGCAAACGGTAGTAAAAAAAGGAATCCATAAAGAAGGAGATAAGGTTGTATTTATTACGATTGATACCATCGTTCCTCGTTGCGAATGGTCAGAATTTTTGGTTGATCAAAAAAATCCAGATAAACCCATTAGATTGAAAAATATTAAACTTCGTGGAGAGTATAGTTCTGGATTGGTTATTCCTTTGAGTGAATTTCCTGATCAATTTACAGAAACTACTGTGGTTGGAGAGGATTTAACCACTCTACTTGGTATTCAAAAATACATAAAGGAAATTCCTGCTAATCTTTCTGGAGAAACATTGGGAGATTTTCCTACTCATCTTACCTCAAAAACCGATGAGGACAATGGATTGAATGATCCAAATTTAGTCGAAAAGGTTCTCAATCACGAACCATATGTTACAGTAACACAAAAGCTGGATGGAAGCTCTATAACGTTAATTGTTGAAGATGGTGTGCTTACACAAGTTTGTACTAGAAACCTTTCTAAAAAGGAAACGGAAAATAACACATTTTGGAAAGCTGCTCGTAAGCTTACTATTCCAGAAAATTGGACGGGCGTTATACAGGGAGAACTTTGTGGTAATGGAATCCAAAGAAATCAGCTTAAACTAGAAGACGTTAAGATTTTCGTCTTTCAAATTAGCGAAAACAAAAAATACATGACCTACGAAGAGATGAAAGATTTTTGCAAAAATTCTTTACATTGTGATGTTGTTCCGTTAGTATGTAAACTAGAAATTGAGTCTACTATAAAACTTTGGGTAAATCCATTGCAAAAACTCCAAGAACTAGCAGATAAACAAAAATATCCAAGTGGTTTAGAAGGAGAAGGAATTGTAATAAGACCATCAACTTATCCAAAAGGGTATTCATCTCGTCGCCCACTTGGATTTAAACTCATCAACCGAAACTATAAAGATTAATAATATGTATAAACTCGAAAGAAAAGAAAACGAAGGCATGTGGTATGAAGTTATGCTCTCTCCATTTAAAACTAGAGAAGAGATTAAAGCATATCACGCAGAGTATAGCAAATACTACCCAAATACAAATACTATGTATCGCGTAACCAATCTAGAGACTAGAGGAATGAAAGCGATTCGATGATTGCGTATAAGCAACTTTTAGAGGTTGGTATTTTACAGGATAAATTAGTAACGATGAATGATGATATTTTAGATTTATATAAAATCAATCCCGAAAAATGTAAGACTCTTTTAAAAGAATTGTTAAAAATAAATATGGAATTACAAGATTTGGAAAAAGAATTTCAAAAGATTGAGGATATACAATAAATATTAATGGAGGATTAATTTGACTGGCGTCAAACCTAGTCTTGAAAACTAGCGGTGCTGAAAGGCATGGGGATCGATACCTCAGTCCTCCGAATTTTCCATTTTCCATAACCATAATGATGAGTGTAATGGCAATTTGGACATAATATATGAAAAAATTATTTTTATTATCATTTTCAGTTTTATTTCTATATGTTAGAATTTAAAACTCCAATCCCTGTAGTTACCCCACTGGGGGATGGATATGCAATTTATGTTACAAACGGAGGAACATTTGAAAATGATGTTTTTACTGTAACATTATGTGAAACCGGAAAAATATTGCATTTTTCTTCCGAGCAAATTAAAATACATGCAAATGCAACCTTTGGAATAAAAAAATAAATATTAGAAGCGGGGGATTAGTTTAAAAGTAAAACACCTGCTTTACACGCAGGATTCGGCGGGGCAGTACCGTCATCCCCTACCATTTTTTTATGAGACTAGAATTAAAAAGACATACAGTGCTTGTTTTAAATAGATGCTGGCAAGCTATTGGTATTAAAACTCCAACAGAAGCCATATCGATGATGTATGATGGGTCTGTAACTGCTATTGATATAAACAACAATCAGATGACTCCTCTTAAATGGGAAGAATGGATTGCGCTTCCATATGAAGAGGAATATCTTCATATACATACAATAAGTCTTAGTATAAGAATTCCCAAAGTTATAGTATTGTGTAATTTCGATAAAGTTCCTATGAAGAGACCAAAGTTTACAATGAAAAATCTTTGGATTAGAGATGATGGAATTTGTCAATATTCCGGAAAAAAACTTACCTCAAATACAGGAAATGTTGATCACATCATACCAAAAAGCCGTGGAGGTAAATCGAATTGGAGTAATTGTGTATTGGCACATAAAGAAATCAATGCCAAGAAAGCGGATAGAACACCGGAAGAATCTGGTTTGAAGCTACTTAAAGTACCCAAAGAACCTAGAAATATTCCAATTAGTTTATATATAAAAAACAAATATGAAATTAAAGAATGGGATATATTTCTAAAGGATTTTTATAATTGATATGAAGAAAAAGTGGATAGATGCGTATATGGATGTTGCAGAAAGATTTGCAAAACTTTCATATGCAAACAGATTGAAGGTTGGTTGTATTATTGTTAAAAAGGATAGAATTATATCTATTGGATATAATGGAACTCCAGAAGGATGGGATAATTGTTGTGAGGATGAAAACAATAAAACCAAACCAGAAGTTATACATGCGGAGATGAATTGTATAAACAAGTTAGCAAGAAATCACGAATCCGGAGAAAATTCTATAATGTTTATTACACATTCTCCTTGTATGGAATGTGCAAAATCCATACAAGGATCTGGTATAAAAGAAGTTTATTTTAGAAACAGCTATAGGGACGATTCCGGTCTACTCTTCTTAGCAAAGAGTGGAATTATTATACATCAAATTTAATGTTCAATCGAATGATATAATCTAAACATTATATTAGTCGTTGATAATTCTTCATTATTAATGATGCTTTCCAAAAACTTTTTAGTATTTTTATTTGCTATATTAAATTTCATGTATTTAGCTATAAATTTTCTTATATCATAAGCATCTACTTGTCTAAATTTAAACGGAGATTGGTTACTAACTCCCAAATCAAATTCAATTTCTATCTCATCTACTAAATCTGCTATTCCAGCTTTATCGAGTCCCATATAGAGATAAGATTTTTTAAAATCTACCTTCGGTCTTTCCATAAAATCTTTATCATCTTTAAAAGATCTTTCTAAAATAGTATTAAATGTTTTTATATTATTTTCGTCTATTATATTAGAATATTTAGAATTTTTTAATAAATTGAATTCATTTAGCGTCAATGGCACTTTTCTATAATAATGCTTTTCTGCTATTTTTTTAAGTTGTTTTTCTTTTTTTATTTTAGTATTTAGTGTTTTCATTTTATTTGTTATCAACGTTTTGGAGGTGTAAATTTTGACATAGCAGTCATAACGTTTTTTCTTGATCCAAATGCCTCCTTAGCAGCATTACTAATACTATCATCGGGATGATGATATAAAAATGCCAAAAAAACCTTTTTTTGTTCTGCATTTAATGCTTGTGATATTCTTGAAATTAAAGTGACTTGAAATTCTTCATCAACGTCATCTTTTAATTTCTTCAACACAAGTGCTGTTGCTTCGAACACTTTTTCTGTGTCGATGGGAGTTATATGCTTTTTTATAAATTCAAGTTCGTTTGTTTCCATATCCAGCGACTCTCCCTTTCTATTTAAATTTTGTAATACTGCATTACTTGCTGTTTTTAATTTTGATACTAAGAATCTTTGAATTTGCATTAATTGTCTAGCACTTTGCTTGGTAAGGTCTTCGGCCAGTACTTTATCTACTGTATATTGTTGGACCTCATCAACCCACGTTACAAATTCTCTTGCCCAAGTGTCATTTGTCTTAGAACGTATTTGTTTAAATAGTGTGTCTTTTAACGGCTCATCTCTTTGCAATCCTGCTTTTTTTCGTTCTATATCTGCTTTAAATACATCATGAATTTCGTCAGAAATTGCTTCTAACAACCTAGGCGACATATAGTTTACTTGTTTTTTTCTTATTTCTTTTTGATTACTGGATGCAAATGTTTCACCTCCATAAAAAAATTTCAAACCTTCCGGTGTCGCATTGCTTCTTATAAATCCAACTATTAAAGGATGTATTCCTCCTTTTTCCGCCCAATCACACCATCCTTCAGGGTCTACTATTAGTGTTGCTATTTGTGAAAATCTACCTAGTGCAGCTGTTGATAAATCTTTAGCGTCTGTTCCTTGTCCCGGAATATTTCCTGCTGCTACTATTGAAAACCCATCCGACATTGGTGTTTCTCCCACTGCTCTCTCTAATATAAGATTTAACAGCGCACTTATAGTATCTTCATCTGCTAAATTAAGTTCATCTAAAAATAGGAAACCTTCTAAGTTCGGTGTTATGAGTGCTATTAACTCTAAGCTTTTTGAGTATACAGTTTGTTTAAATTCGGAGGCTTCGAATTCTGCTCTAGACTGTGCTAGGGGCATTCCCGTCACATCAAATTTACTCATCCTAGAAGCAGTCATTGTTAACAATACAAAATAATTTTGAGGATTTCTTAACACCTCATACTTTTGATCTTCGCTTATTTTTATCCATTCTACAAACTCTCTGGGACCGCCTTGTGCTTCAGGGTTTCTTCTTGTTATATCAGACCCCGCAGCTCCCTTTAAATAGTTTTTAAAGTCTTTTTGAGTATTATATAATAGTTTTCCCTTTTCGGATACAGCGGCCATAGATTGTGATACATCACGGGCAAGACTTGTTTTTCCAAGTCCGGGATGTCCGAATATTAACATGGGTTTTCTAGATATAAATGAATCCGTAAATGCCAATCTTGCTGCTTTATAATTCATTTGCTCTCTTCCATCTTCGCGTATTTCTGCTGCTGGCAATTTTGCTTCAAAATCGTAATCAGTATCGAGGATGTCTATTGCTTCTATTTCTGCTTTGTTTTCGATTTTATTCAGATTGTTTATAGCAGGTTGTATACTGTTTACTATAGAATCTGCAATATCCTCTAAAACTAAATTAGAATTTTTATTTTTAGCAACTTGGAAATATCTTTCCATCAAACACTGAAGATCTTTATTTTTAATATTCATATTTTATTATATTTATATTTACATCAAATTTTAGCAATTTCATATACTTCTCCTATATTTTTCTCTTGACAGAATTTTTCCAAACGGTCTGTATTTCCTCCATTGTCTATTATAAAAAGTATTCTGTCCTTTGTGACTTCAGGTACTGTTATGTTACCATCTGATAAATATCCATCAGTAAAGTATATCAAACCCCCTTCGATTTCATCCACTCCTCTGGCTTTTAAATATTCTGCAACAGAACTCATATACGTTCCTCCGTTTTGACTGATTGGTATATTTTTTATTTCTTGTTGTATTTCTTCTACTGAAAGATCATTACATTCGATTTCAACATCTTGATACACAGAATCCATCCAATATAAAATTCGTATTCTTACGTTTGTATATGAAGTTGCAATCGTTGCAATTTCATTTAAAAATTTATGAATAGTCGATGTTGATATACTGGCACTAGTATCTATTGCTGCTACAATATCAACAACATCTTTAATTTTTTTAGTACTCGGAGTATATAATCGGGAGCCTGCCCAATTTCTAGAATCGGGTCGATCCCAATCTTTTGATATTCTCGGAATATCTGAAATGAATTTATCTAATAAAAATTTCCAATCTGATTTTGTTCTGTTAAGATTTTTATCAAACATATGAGTGCCTGTTACTTGATTTGATGGATTTGAACTTGCGAATTTAGATCCCATATTATCTTGCATTGTTTCTTTTCGAGCGCGATCTAAATTTTCTTTCATTTTTCTTTCCAATTCCTTCATTAGCTCTCTTCTTTCTTCTTCTGTTGAAGGTATTTCATATTCGGGATTCGGGGTATATCTAGGATTTCTCGAAGGAACATCCAAAACCCTCGGTTTTGATGGTTGGGGTGGAGTAGGGTTTGTTGGTGGATTCTCCTCAGCTTTTATAATTTTAGTTACTTGTGATATATGTGTTGTCATTATTTGTGTGTTGTATATTTATTAACGTCTTCATCGCGTATTGGATCAAAATCAACTTTTCCAGTAACAGGATCTATATTAGTTACAATTCCATGTGTATTGTTCCGATTATCCCAAATAACATTTCCTTTTTTTAATGAAGATTCTCCACCCTTTTCACCTTTACGTCCGGGTCCTGTTGGTCCGTCTTCAGGTTTATCATTGCCTTCTTCGCCTTTTTTACCTCCGGGTCCTGTTGGTCCGTCTTCAGGTTTATCATTGCCTTCTTCGCCTTTTTTACCTCCGGGTCCTGTTGGTCCGTCTTCAGGTTTATCATTGCCTTCTTCACCTTTTTTACCTCCGGGTCCTGTTGGTCCGTCTTCAGGTTTATCATTGCCTTCTTCACCTTTTTTACCTCCGGGTCCTGTTGGTCCGTATTGACCTCCGGGTGTTGTTGGGTTGTCTCCAAACTCTTGTGATGTTTTTTTATCCTTTTTTACCTGTTCCGGATCTTTCTCTTCCCATTTTTCTAATTCCCAATATAATCTTTCCGCTTTCATGTTTGTAATGTCCAAATTATTATAATGTGGAATTATCCATCTGTTGTTTATTTTCTCAGGTAATAATGCTCGGAATTTATCTGAATTTGGAAGTGCAAATCCATCTTTTAATAGCCACTTATTTATTACATAATCAGTAGCAACGTTCCATAATTCAATGTCTCTGTCTTCCATTCTAAAAAATGATAAATATTCCACATGCCCCGCTTCGTGTGCTAATACCGCTACTACACCATCATCTGTTAATGTATTTACTACAAAATCAGGATTTATATAAAGGTTTCCAAAAGCATTAACAGCCATAGTCTTTACATCAAGAGTAGGTAATATTTTTAATCCCATAACTATATTATAATAATATGTTTGATAAACACTCATATAATGTAATGCTAATGTTATTTTTTTATCAAATTTCTTAAAAAGCTCAGGATTCATTTTTTCGTTAAAACGCTTCACTTTTTCTGTTATAAATGGGTTTTTATTTAAAATATATCTACTATAAATATTTCTAATATTATTATCCTCTAAAATGTATCTCATAAAATATAATTACTAAATAATTATAACAATATAGATAAATATCTAATATATTAAGATGAAAAACATAGAAGAAGCAATAAAAAAAGTCGAAAATGCAGATCCCATAGTAAATGCATTCAACCCAACTCGTAGACAATTAAAAGACATATCCCCATCTGTTGTTACGTTTACCCCTTCAGTTGCAGATTATTTTAATAATAGAGCTATTGCAACAAGAGGTGCAAAGCCCACAGAAGAATTTATAAAAAATCGATTAGCTTCTTTCGCAAAAGAAAAATTAGGAATTTTCTTTAATATATGTGCAGATCATCCGGATACTGGACCGATTGAAAGTTGGAAAGTTGAAAAGATTAAAGTGGATCATTATAAAAAAAGTAGATCATTATTATTTGCTCTGATATTTAAAGATGAGGGAGGGAATGGAGACCTATGGTTAGTTTTGTTTACATTTGACAACAAGAATAATCCAATCTATATAAAAATAGAGACTAAATATTTCGACTTGAATTCTTTCCCAATGCAAAAATTAGAAGACATATCTGCATCTGGAGGATACAAACATAATCAACTCGTCAATACTGTTACAAAAATGACAGAGAAACAGTTCAGAGATAACCTTACTTCCAGACCTGAACGCGAAGACCTGTTAAAAAATTTCGATTTTTAATTTAATATAGAAATATATTCTAAAAATGTAGGTGTATTATCACCTACCCAAGATCCTAATATATTATATTCAAAATATTCGATTGCCTCTTCTCCACTCATATCTTTTTTGGAGAATTTGTAAACATTTTTGTTTATCGTAGACTGCACTTAAAACTCCAAATTTATCACCTATTCCAATAAACGCATCTTCAAATCCATCCGCTAGTTGAACGTCATCATATTCAGGTGAATACTGTTTTAACATTTCTTGTATTTTATTCATTTCCAATCTCCCCAACAAAAGATTACATTGTCAAAATTTTCCAGTTCTTTTACTAGATTGTGATGTATAATTTTTTCCCAGATAAAAAACTTGTTTGCCAATCCGCCTCCTAATTGAGAGATATAGAATTTTTTTTCCGGTCTTTTTTTAATGATTGTTACCAATTTCGAAAGCTCTTCGAAGAATACAGAAGAATATTCTTCCGGTCTATAAAAAGAAGCGTCTTTATTATCCGGAAATTTTTTTGTTATAAATCCGATAGCATGTGGATGATCTCTTAGTTTTGCGGCTCCTCCATATCCAAAACGTTCGAGATTGTCTCCAAAAACAAAATATGCATTTGGATTATTATCTAGAAATTCTTGAGTTATTGAAAAATTTTTATAAATTGCCATATATTATTTTTTTAATGTTTTTTCTAGTTTATCCAAGCCCAAATAATAATCAGGACCAAATTCCCACAAATGATCCATTGCTATAGTTTTTGCAGTTTTTGGATCGTTTTTAGAGTGTTCTAATTCTTTATCTGTTCCAAACTTTAAAGACTTTTTAACATCTTCTTCAGAAACATTATGTTTTTTACATATATCGGCTATCGTTTTATTTTTACCTATTCCATTTAGAATATTTTCTATTAATAAATCAAATTTTTTCATTTGAAATATTTACATGAATATAATATATGAGTAGAGGAAATTTTTATTTATTCCTCTACTTCTCTTGTTTTGGAACGATTATTCTTTTCTTGTCTTTGTTGTTTTCTCTGTCTCTTTTGATCATCAGAGAGAATTCCCAAAATATCTTCTCTCCATGTTCGGTTTGCTTCTTTATTTGAAATAGGAGGTTCACCCTTTCCCGATTTCTTCTTTAATGCTTGCCTAATTTCTGCCATCATTGGAGATGACTTTGTTGATGCCCATATTGCTGTTATCATATTATTATATTAATCTAAAAATTTGTAATTGTCAATGTTTTTTACCATCCACCTGTATAAATTCCATCATTATTAAGTTGTTTCCACTCCTTCACTGGTGTCATTAAATCTATTTTCAATCTTTCGGAAGCAAACCTGAGAATTCGTAAATTTGGCCATGCCATAGGTCGAACCTTAATAATGTCATCCAGTGCTTCTTGTGGAGATTTACCCTGCATGACCCAAGCTATAATGCCTATTGCAGTCGAACGCGAAACACCAGCATAGCAATTAACGCCAAGATGATACACTTTATTAGACTCCACAATTGTTTGTAAAAAAGAAATAATATTATTGACATGCTGTTCTCTCGGCCCTTGTTCTTCTATATTTTTTTGAATATATGCATCATCATCCTCATCAGACCAATCATAAAAATATTGAGCAAAATAAGGAATCATTTTTTTACAAAAATTTTTCCTCATCATTCTTATTTTTTTCTCATCAGCTTCATCTACAGTTGAAATCCAAGCATTCTGTTCAATTACTTTAAAAGAATTTGAAACTGCACTCGAAAGATCTGTTATTATTATACTATCGATCATCGAAATCTATTTAAAAATTGATTAAGATCCCATTTATACACACCATGATCTCCATTATTAAGAAAAGGACATGTTTTGCCTCTCATAAAATTGTCCCAATCATTATGTAGTTCGCGTGGTAAATTAAAAAGAATTTCGCTTTCTTTTATTGCATTATCTTGTAATGATAAATTCTCTAAAATGTTTGTCCAATTATTCATTTATTAAAAATAAAGCTCTTTGAGTTTCTTGAATTCTTTCCCTATATCCAGATATAATATCGTTTAAATAGCTCTTATTAACTACCATAGGTTTACCGTGATTAGTAACAATTGCGTTTTTATTATATTCTAGATCTCTAACTATATAGCCATATCCATCCATTTCCCATTCATGATGTAAAATTTTAAACTTGGAAATAATTTTACCGAAATCTTTTTCTATTGTTTTTTCTGTTTTATCCAACTTTTCTGGCGAAATTTCTGAAATTTCTTCGTGACCCGGATATGGTGGAATTTCATCGGTTTGATTAAAACTCGCCCAATCTTTCATAGTAGTCCAATCAAAATTATCATAAGAACCAATAACATCCGGATAAGGTGGATAACATTGTGGAAGATCGGAAGAATCTACATAATCAGAATTTAAAATAGCATTATCTGAAATTGAACTACTCAAACTTACCATAATGGGGTTTAGAGGACACTTAATTT